TATGAGAGACTTGCAAAACAACCCTAGATAATCGTGATATTATTGTTACAATGTCTACGATCTTTCAGGAACAAGCAACTGCGCCCACTAAGGCAGGCAATAACTGGCGTGCCATTTTAATTACTCCTGGTAAAGGTTCGTCGGGCATTTACACGGAGAGTGTTCTCAAGGAGTACGGCCCCAAGGCTTTCCCCAAGGGAACGCACTCCTATGTCGATCACCCGAACAGCGAAGAAGAAGTTCGGTCTCCCAAGAACCTGATGGCCGTCCTGTCTGAGGACGCACGTTACGAGGAGGGCGTTGGACTCGTTGCCGAGCTCGATGTCATGCCTCACTGGAAAGAGTTCGTGGAAGCAGTTGCTCCCCACACCGGTCTTTCGATTTACGCAATGGGCGAAGGGAACTACAACGACGAGGGTGAAGTCGTTGTAGAAAACTTGATTCCGCACACTCAGAACTCTGTGGACCTGGTATCATACCCAGGTCGTCCGGGTTCTAAGCTTGCCGACAAGTTGTACGAAGCGGCGCGCGCTATGGCCACGGTCGAGTACGACAAGGACAAGGACAAGAAAAAGCTTTACGAAGAACTGCCGGACAACTACCGGCCCGCAACATCCGAGGATGTGCCCGAGGGTCGCGCTTGTGGCAACTGCTTGTTCTTCAACGAAAACAACGTCAACGAAGACGGCCAAGCATTCTGCGAGAAGTGGGATGACTATGTTGCAGGTGGTAACTACTGCAACGCCTGGAAGGGCAAAGAAGAAGCTTCCGCTCCCATGAGCGGTAAGGAAGGTACTGCTGCTCATACAGCCGCAGCGACCCAATCAAATAAGGAAGAAGGATACTCAGATATGGAACTCAAGGAATTGAGCGACCAGCTGGCTGAGCTGCCTAACTTGGTAGCCGCTGCTGTTGCAGAAGCCCTTGCGCCCGCTGTGGAGTCCGAGGAGAAAGAAGAAGTTGACGTTGCGGCTGTTGCTGAAGCGTTGGTTGCTGCTGACCTCCCCGAGATTTCCCGGAAGGCCGTCTACGAGTCGCTTCGTGCCGGTGCTGACCTGAACGACGCTGTCGAGAGCCAGAAAGCTTTCGTCGAGTCCGTGAAGTCGCACTTCAAGGAGGAGGCAGCTGCTTCCGTCAAGGCAACCGAAGAGACCGTGATTGTTAACACGGAAGAGAAGGCCCCTCGCCTCTCTGACATTCTCAACGTGAAGGTTGGTGCCTAATGGCTCTGAATGAAGTTTACGCAAACGGAGAGTCGATCAACTACCCCGTGAACGCAGCTGTCACCAGTGGCATGTTCGTTGTTCTCGGTGGAATCGTTGGTGTCGCTGAGACCAGCGCCGCCCTGGGTGACGACGCCGCTTACTACGCCACGCTCCGCCACATTGGTGTGTTCACTGGAACCACTGCTGACGCGGTCACCGTTGGTGCCCCCATCTACCTGGCAAGCGAAGCTACTTACGGCACCGCTTTGACCACGACTTCAACTGACAACGAACTCGTTGGCTACGCAGTCAAGGCCAAAGGTGCTGTTGCAGGCGACGTTCTCGTCCGGATCAACAACTAAGAATAGGTGATTGACTACTATGTCTAACATTCAAAAAGTAGAGCAGGAAATCGCCCGCATTGAAGAGCGCTCCACCAAGCGTCAGATTGAGGCCGCAAAGCTTCTGACAAACGCTCTGGCCGGAGACCTTCGCGCAAAGGTTGCTCTCCAGGAAGGAATCTCCTCTTCGGACATTCCCACCGTCCTGGAGCCTGCTATCAACGTTATCTTCCTGGCACAGTACGCTGCCGAGCAGAACGTTTGGGACCAGATCGCTGACGAGTACGTGACCGACAACTTCGGCACCATTCGCTTCGGTGACTTCCAGGTTGACCCAAGCGCCCTGACCGGTGGAACTGGCGAGGAATTCATCGAGGGTGGACTGCCTTCGGTCGGAGAGTACGAAGAGTACCCCGCCGTTTCGTTCACCACCACCCAGCTCGACAAGGACTTCGACGGCAAGCACGGTGTTCGCGCCCGCATGTCATGGGAGTCGCTGCGTCGCACGGGTAACTTCGACATGATCGGTCAGATGACCAGCAAGTTCGCTAACTACGCAGCTCGCCAGGAAGACATCGCACTTGCGAAGCTCTTCGTGACGACCGCTGGCGCAGTGGGCTCTGGCTTCTCTGGCAAGGGCCTCAGCGGCAACCCCGCACTGAGCCTCGATGCACTCGAGACCGCTATGGCAGATTCGCGCACCGACACCGTTGGTGGCAACCGCGTAATCGCAAACAACTACAAGCTCGTTTACGGCACCTCGCTTGCGATGACCGTCCGCGAACTGTTTGCCATTCAGCAGATTGAGCGCGTGTCAGGTTCCGAGACCTCGATCCTGAACCCGAGCTTCATCACCAGCCCGTTCAACCCCATCGAGTTCAACGCTTTGGACACGGTTTCGGGTGGACAGACTGACGCATGGTGGTTCGTGATTCCTGACCTTCAGGTTCGCCCGTACTTCTGGGAGGTCTTCCTCTCCGGTTCGCGTACGCCGCTTATCTCGGTCAAGGACAACGGACACTTCAGCCTCGGTGGCGGAGAAATCCCCGTTCGCGATGGAAGCTTCGACGAAGATGACGTGCAGACTCGCGTCCGCCACGTCGTTGACGCTTACAACATCACTCAGGACGGACTCCGTTACTCGACTGGAGCCGGTTCCTAAGCAACCAATAGAATTACCCCCGGGCGTTATCGCTCGGGGGTTTTTCTTTTGCTAGGATATAAAGACCAGCTCCCCTCCTGCTGGATTCCCCGCACCGTCGAGCCTCACCCCCTTCCCCTGGCTCCGGTGCGGGGTCTTTTTTTATAGGGTAAAATGTAGATATGGCTAATTCAGGAGTGTCTCCCGTAGATTTCACTAGCGACACGGGTAAGGTTCGAGTGCTGCTTGGTGACACCGAAGCAGAGAACGTCGTTGGCGGCGTGGGCGACTACATGTACTTTGGCGACGACGAGATCGGCGCTTTCCTCACGATGTACGGCGAGAATGTCAAGCTCGCCTCGGCACGCGCCATGGAGACCATTGCGGGCTCACAGGCACTTCTTCTCAAGTCTTGGTCTTCAGATGACCTGACGGTAAACGGTGACAAGATTGCCGAGTCTTTGCGCAAGCTTGCTGCACAGCTTCGGGAGGAGGCGCTGCAAGAAGAGTCGTCAGAATACTTCAACATGATTGCCATGTTTATTGACGAAGACGACGACGGCCAAGCCGACGAATACCCTTGGTGGAATAATTAATGGCCATCTCCAAGAACTCCAGCATTGACTTCGCAAAGATAGCAACAGAGATGCGCTCCATTGTGGCGCGCTGGTACAACGCGGAGATTCAGATTATCGACCCCAACCTGCGCGATCAGGTTTGGGACATGGCAACCAATACTTACAGCACCACAAGCGAGGTGGTGCTCTACTCGGGCTCCGCCCGCGTACAGCCCCTGAGAGAGGCCTCAACGCCCGATATTGGGGTTACCCAAGCTGCTATACACGGAGTGAGGATTCAGGTCCCCTACGACGCTTCTGTGGGCCTTATACGCAAGGGCCTACAAGTCCGCGTAACTAACGGCGGCCAGGACTCCGTGCTTGAGGATTTAAAGTTTGTTGTCAAGTCCGCCATTAATTCTTCTTACGGTTGGAACAGAACAATCGAATGTGAAGTAGACGTAAAGTCGGTGGAGTAATGGTTTACGCTAACTATGGAATTTCAATTGACGTGACCAACCTTCTGAAAAAAGTAGAATCTGCTCCCAGGATTGTTGCCGAAGAAGCCGAGGCGATGGCCGCGGAAATGGCTGAGTTTGGCGAGAATGAAATGAAAGCAATTATTTTGACGAGTGGCACGCCGTTTAGCGATGCCGCAAGGAGGGCCGGAATTAACAAGGGGCCCGGTAGATATCGCACGGGTCAGATGTACAACGCAGTAAAGTCCAGGGTCACCAGGTCCGGCACAAGCGTTCGTGCTGAGTATGGGTGGATTGGTAAAGTGCGAAAGTACTTTGTTTATCAAGATCAGGGATTCAGGAACAGATTCCTCGCCTCCTACGGTCCCTCGGGAAACCTAAAGGTAAGCCAGGGCTCTCTGATTATCAGACCAAACCCTAACGGTGGGTACAAGAACACCGAGGGAATGTTTGCGTTAAGGGACTCGCGGAAGTCTGTTGAAAGAGAATTGCCTAGATTGCTAAAAAAATATCGAGCAAGAATAACAAGAAGAATTAATAGGGGTGAAGCCTAGTGTCCGGAATTGATTTGATTGAATATCAAGATGAGATAGCGGCGCACATTACTTCCGCGTTTCCGAACTACGAAATCATAGAAGACGAAGTCTTCGACGATGAAAGCATTGCCAGGCTTCAGCAAAAGACCAAGCCATTTATTGTTATTCGCTGGAGTGGTGCTACTAGGAACATTAATAATGCCTCGATGGCCGGTGTTAGATATGACGAGTACATCTCCGACTTCGACATCATTGCCGCCGCCCCAGCCCCAAAGATCGCCCGCCAGTTACTAAATTATTTTATGGACGCTTTGATTGGGCACAGGATATCCAACGGATATCAGCTGACTCCAACCGCGGGGCAATCGGTTTTCCCGGCTACAGAAAACACCTCTTCTCCCAAGCTTTACCTGGGTGTTGGGACGCTGGAATTTAGATTTAGCTCTTCCGATCCAACCTCGTATATTACCCCATAGGTGATGGTAAACTAGGTATATGGTACTTGCCCTAAACACTGTGTCCGGACAGATTTCCGATGTGTCCCCGAAGATGCTTGTTCACCCTAAGTTCAAGGACGTTCTCGTCCCCGTCGAAGACGGCGCAAAGCCTTATAACAAGGTTATGTACCGGCCGGGCACGGTGGAAGAGAAGGCAGAGCAATCCTCTGGCTCAATTTTCTCCTCGCTGAAAAAGAAGAAAAAAGAGACAGGGACTGTCGAAGAGCAAGAAACCGAATCCAATATCGATATTGAGGAAGAGAACTAATGGCTAACACCAGAATGTATCGTGCGAACGTTACGCTCTGTCTCGCTCACCCAGAAGCATTCGCTGACCGTACGGCTCCGACTGCTGCTGAGCTGAACGGTGCCCTGGTGAAGAACATCACCTGCGCGCTGAACGAGGATGGAACGACGTTTACGCTTGGGGATTCAGACACTGACGACTCGCTGACTTTCTGCGACGAGGGCAATGTTTCGACCCCGACCTTCTACAACCCAGAGGTTGTATTTGAGGCTTTCCGCGACGCGGACACCTCTGCTACTGGAGAATTCAACGAGGCGTTCAACCTCATGGCATTCCCCGACATTGAGTACGTTGCAATCATGCGCACGGGTGGTCTGAGCACAGACGCATTCGCTGCCGGTGATCGCATCAAGATGGTCGCAGTAAAGACTGACTTTGGCATCGACGTTGTCGGCAATGGTGAGAACCAGCGCATCAGCCAGTCATTCTTCGCTAACGACTTCGTTAACTGGAACTACGAGGTGGCTTCATAATGACTGACGTAAAGGTACCAGCAAGCGGTAACATCCGCGTCTGGTGGGCTCTCACGAACGCTTTCGCGGACTACAAGAACCCCACCGCCGCCGAGATCAACGCTTCGCTTGACATCTCGGAAGCTGTTTCTTGGAACGACTTCGACTTCAACCTCGAGGCATCCAACCAGCTCGAAGACCCCGCCATCACGGCTCTTGGAAAAACCTTTGACCGTGGTTTCGCTAACTGGGGTGGAGGAATTTCCTTCTACTACCCAAACTCCTTCGATGACGCAACCAGCAAGTACTCGGAAGTTTACGACACGCTAGACACACCCCGTACCTCTGGGTACATTGTGATGCGCGTTGACGGCCAAGAGTCCAGTGCTCTTGCCGCCGAGGGCGACCTGGTGCACGTGCTCAAGGTTATGACCGACGGCTACGCAGAGTCAGTAACAGGCGAAGAGGCATTCCGTTACACCGTAACGATGCTTCCGCAGGGCGACCTTGCGGTTCGCACAGTGGTTGCTGGCGCTTCCGCCGCTGCCATTGTCGTTACCCCGGCCACGCTGGCATCCTCCGCTGGCGACGTGGACGAGCTTGCGGTCACCCTGGCTGGACGCGTTTACACCAATGGTGTTACGTACACCACGAGTGACGCAACCAAGGCCACGGTTTCCTCCGCTGGCGTTGTAACCTCGGTCGCAACCGGATCGGCAACCATTACTGCTACGGCACCTAATGGCGAGACCGACACCTGTGCGGTAACCGTTTCCTAATACTTTAGGACAAGAGAAGCCCCCACTTCGGTGGGGGTTTTTCTTTGCCTATGGTAGGATTTAGCACGAACAAGGAGGAATATGTCAGACGAACAGGACATTACGGAATTGGTAGAGGAAGCAAAGGCTCCCGGTACCTTCAATATTGTCAAGGTTTTGCAAGAAAGGTCTTACCCCAAAACCGAGGTAAGCGTAGTCCTAGACGAGGGCCTGGTATATGAAGCCGCTCTTCTCGAGGAAGAAATTCAAGAGCTTGACAAAAAAATATCTGCCGCGAAAAGCGCCACAAAACTGCAAGCCAAGCTTGACGACCTAATCCTCAAGCGCGACTCGATGCGTCAAGAGCTCATCAAGTCGATGCACACCTTTCACCTAATGGGAATTGCCGAGGGGAAAAGGGAGAAACTTTACGCCGACGCGAAGAAAAAGTATCCAGTCGAGTACATGCCCAACAACGACCTGTCGGGAATCCTTGGCGGTGGTGGAAGAGAAGAGAAAGAGTCCCCCGAAAGAGACTCACTTTTCACGGACCTCCTGTGGCAAGCCCACATCAAAAAGATTGTCAACAACGACGGCGATGAGCAGTCGGACTTTTCTTACAACACAATTAGCTCCATGAGAAACGAGCTTCCGCTTTCGGCCACGATGTTAATTAATGAGGCAATCGAAAAGCTACGTTCCGCAACCGCTTTGTTTACCATGAGCACGGGTGAGGATTTTTTAGCGAAGCCCTGACCTGGCCGCAGAATGGGTTTATTAGGACCTACCTCAAGGCAGCCGCCAGCATAGGGCAACCGCCGACAGCTGTTATATTTAGCGACCCGTCGCACACGGAGTGGACGATGTGGGACTATCGCCTAATCAAAGCCCACTACATGCTAGAGGACTGGTATCGGGATGGCGTGCCGCTTTGGATAGACGAATCCGATCGCGTAACCTTTGACGCTAAGGCCAGGGTTTCTAAGTCCAGAGCAGCAATCGAACGCGCCCAGGAGGCCGACGGCAAAAAGAAGAACAAGTCTTATGGCAGATACTTTATTGCAGAGCCCAGGGTTATGGACGGCGGCGAGATGCCAACTAGGGAAGAGTGGCTAGAAGAGCAGAACAGCAAACAGGGAAAGCCCTCGCCCCCGCCCAGGGAGAGGCAGATATTGCAGGGCAAAAACAGGCCATAGGGTAGAATGGTACTAAGCATATTACCTTAAGGATTCTTTCGTGGCGGACTCTGAACTTGAAGTTGCTATAGAGGTAACCGGGCAACAAAAGCTTGCCGCCCTTGAAAAGCAAGTAAAAAAGCTATCCAACACTCAGACGGCTAGCTCTAAACAATTTGTCGCGCAACAAAAAAAGATTGAATCCCTTGAGAAGCGTGAAGCCTCGAGGAAGAATGGTCTCAACGCAACCGACAAGGCCAGGCTTTCAACTCTAAGACGAAGCAACGCTCAGCTCAAAAGAAACATAAGCACTCGTCATCAAAATATAAATTTACTAAAGACTGAGGCGCAGGTAACCAAAAGCGGTCTGCCCTCGACTCAGAGGCACACTGAGGCGCTACAGAACTTCTCGAAGCCCTCCCTTCGTTACGCTCTTTATGATGTCGCGAACAGCTTGCAAAGAGTGGCTACCGCATCCGCCGCGCTTGCTGCTGTCCCCATTGGCTTTGCGATTAAGTATGAACGAGAGTTCGCAAACGTAGTTAGAACAAGTGAGCTTGCGGCGCGTAGCAGTGAGGAAACAAAAAACCAGCTACTGGGAGACCTGAGAGAGATTGCACAAGCAACTCCGATTTCCTGGACCGACATCACCGACATCGCAACGCTGGCGGGACAGCTGGGCATCGCCACGGACTTGATTGCAAACTTCACCGAGAACGTGGCTAAGTTCTCCGCGACCACAGACCTCACGGTTGACGCGGCGGCCACCGGCTTTGGTCGATTGAATCAGCTAATTGATGGCGTTGACGGAAACTTCGAGGCTCTGGGTTCCGCAATTCTGGCCGTCGGTGTTGACTCCGTTGCTACCGAGTCTCAGATTGTAAACGTGGCCACCAACATCGCTTCGATGGGTAACCTCGCTGGTCTCACGGCTGCGGATATTGTTGGCCTTTCCGGATCGCTTGCGTCCCTGGGTATTAGGCCGGAGCTGGCGCGAGGTAACATCACCCGACTGTTCTCTAACATTAACAAGTCTATTGCGGAAAGCGGATACGAGCTTGGCGAGTACGGCAGGCTAACGGGTAGAACCGCCGAGGAGTTTGCTAGTTCGTGGGAGAATGAACCCACCCAGGTTCTTAGGGACTTCTTTGCCGGCTTGAGCAAAGAGGGCGCTGACGCGGAACGGACACTTCGTCGCCTAGGCATCACCTCCGTGCGAGACATCCCAGCGCTCTTGAGGCTGTCGCAAAACTCCAAAGAGGTAAACAGACTTATTGCGCTGAGCAACTCGGCATTTGCCGAAAGCTCTAAGGTTAACGAGCAGTACGGGATTGTCGCGGAGACAGTAGCGGAGCAGCTCAAGAGACTTGGGCAAAACTTTGGAATCCTCGCTGCGGTTGCTGGTGAGGCCACCACCGGACCCCTGAGCTTCTTTGTTGGGCTTCTAAACAGTATTGTCGAGGGGCTGACCGGATTTGCCGAAACTGGTTTTGGTCAAGCGCTTTCCTCAACGGTGATAGGACTCTCTGCCATCCTGGCGGTACTGACTGGACTTGGATTCGTGCTTGCCACGGCAGCGGCTGGTTTCTCTGGCTTGTTGTTCGCGGCCAGCTCGCTCGGCCTGTCAATGTCAGACTTGAGCACCAGGTCACTTTTCACCGGCTCGGTTTTTGGCAAACTAGCCGCCGCCGCCGGAGTGGCAGAAGTAAGAATAGCTTCTTTCGCTAGAACCGCACGCATCGCATTGGGAACGCTGGGCATCTTGAGCGCGGTACTGGTTGCTGGAGGCTTGGCATATGGTGCCTACTCAAAGAAGATAAAGCAGTCTCAAGCAATTCAAGAAGAAGTTATCGGATCATCTGCATCTCTGCGCGAAGCTCTCGATGCCGACCTAGAAACATTTGACAAAACTGGCGATTCTCTTAGGGTTCTGACGGCAACAAGGGAGAAGGACGTAGCGGTAAAGAACTTTACCACCGAAGCTAACAAGCAACTCCTCGACAGCGAAAACAGGCTCTACGCTTCCGGCACGTCCGCCAACGAGCAGATTAAAGAGCGAATTGTTTTGGGTGAGCAGTTCGCTAACCAGATTAAACTACAAGCTTCTCAGAGCCAGGAGCTTCTGACGCTCTTTGAAAACCCAGTACTGAGAGAGGGCTTCACCGAGCAGTTTGGAGACTTTAGCAGTTTTATTGACCTGGCAATCGGAACACCAGAAGAGGCGCAGAGGCGACTAACGGAAATCGCTGGATACCGAACCGCGTTTGGCGCTCTGGCCTTCAACGAAGATCAAGCCGGCGGAACAGAGGGGTCCATACAGACTCTCCGCGAACTTGTTGATGGGCTCCAAGACGGCAGTTACTTTATGACCGAGGCGGCAGCCGCTCAAGCCTTGTTTAACGAGGCCCAAGAGGAGGCCGCCTATAGGATTGCAATTTCTAAGGGTGAGATTAGTCAGCTATCAGACGAGCTCTTTGGCACTATCAATGCAGAGAAGAAAGCGGCTGACGCTACGCAAGAATTCTTTGCCGCTCTTGCCAGTGGCGAGGAAGACATTGACGCATCAAGCGCTTCGTTCCAAAACTTTGTCAACTCTATTCTCGCAACGGGTGACACGAGGCAATCCATAGCCGACCTAACCTACGCGCAGGAACAGCTCCAGAGCAAGGGTCTCTTGACCGCCGATATGGCGGCTATATTATCGTCAGCTCTTATGGAGCTCAAGATTACTGCCGGACTGACAAACGAAGAATTGCAAAGAACGCCGGACCACCTCAACGGAATTCTTGAAACAAGCGTATATGTTACGGAAGCAATCAGAAAGGGCCTTGGCGGCGAGGTTCCCGAAGCAGTAAACAGGGCCTCTGGCGCGGTCGAAACGCTTGAGGATAAGTTCGACGACTTGCTCGATAGTATTTTCTCGCCCATCAACGCAGCTCAAGATGCAGCCCAATCCATTGCGGACCTGGGCGAAGCTTACGCCGAGCTTGGCGAAGATGCGTTCTACGCAAGCAGTGAGATTCAAGATGCGGTAAGTAGCATTCTTCAGTCATCGAGCACCCCCGAACAAGCGGTGGCAAACCTCAATGCTTTGTACGCTCAGCTTGCCTCCACGGTCGGTTCGAGCACGGCACCCGCGCTACAGTTCTTGCGCTCTACTATCGATCAAGTCGCTAGTAGCTTTGGCGTTGCTTCCGACGCCGTTGCGGGCGCTACGGTTGACCTGGACTTCTTCAACCTTGGCGTTCAACAGGCTCAGCAAGAAGTGCGCACGCTGTCCGACTACGCGGGGGACCTTGAGAACGTCATCTCCCGTGCCTTTGACATTCGGTTTGCCAGCACCTTTGCCATCGATAACATCGCGGAGGCTTGGTTCGACCTCACGAGTCAAGTGGAAGACGCGCAGTACGCCGTCGAGGAATTGGCCGCAACCCAGCAGGACTTGGGCTCCGATCGGGCCCTCAAAGAATACTTCCTGTCCGTTGCCGAGGCGTATGACGACACCTTGCGTGCCTCACAATTGCGCAAAGAGATTGCGGACCTCGATAGGCAGCAGGCCAAGAACGCTAGAGAACTCGCCGAGGCCCAGCAGATTGCTGGAGGCGACCTCACTACTCAGGGTCCGGGATCGCGCCAGAACAGAACGGCGCTACTTGGACTCGTGCAGGAGTACCAGGACTACATCACCAGTCTCGCAGAGTCCGGCGCTAGCCAGGCAGAGCTAACCGCGGCCACAGAAGAAGCTCGACGTGAGTTCATCCAGCAAGCCAGGGAGCTTGGTTTCCAGGAAGATGTCGTCCTTCAGTACGCAAGTGCCTTTGATGACGTGACCACGGCAATCAACCGAGTGCCTCGTGATATCACTGTTAGCGCCAATGTCAACCCGGCGCTCCAGGCTCTCAACGAACTAAACGCCAAGCTCAATGACAGCATTAATCTCGCCGCTCGTCTAAATCAGGTTCAAAATGTACCCACTCCGCCGCCAGCAAGCAACCCGGTTGTCAGCGCCATTCCCGCGGGAACCTATAAAGCCCCAAAGGTTACAGACACCGCCAGCGCGATAAGGGCCTTTCTTCGGCTAGAACGAGGCTTTTCCTCCGGTGGCTACACCGGACCGGGTGCAGCTAGCGCACCAGCCGGTATCGTCCACAAGGGCGAGTATGTCGTGCCCAAGCAGCACGTCAACCAGTCCACCGGAATGCCTGACCCCTCGTTCCTTGCGCAGCTACAGAACGGAATGCGCGGTTACGCGAATGGTGGCTTCGTCGGCGGTGGCGGCATGGGTGGCGACACGATGATGGTGGAGCTGTCGCCCTACGACCGGAAGCTCCTTGAGAACGCCGGTAACGTACAATTGAGGGTGGACGGCAAGGTTGTTGCGTCGGCCACGAACCGTAGCAATTTCAATCAGGCAAGAAGAGGTAGCGACTAATGAGCTGTTTCTACATGGGAACACGCAACCAGATGCTTGAGGTCCGTGCGCCTTCGGTCAACATGCCTTCGTCTAAGCAGGGCTACTTCAACAAGGTTGACTACCTAAACGGTGGTACTTCTATTCGTCGCTCTACGGCTGCGCACAAGCAGTACACGATGACATGGAATTCTGTCGATCGTGATGAGGCACGCAAGGTTCTCGACCTGGCTGATGGCGTGTACGGTCGCGGTCCGATTTATGTTCACGACCCGATGGCCGCCGACCGCAACGCTCTGCCTCAGTGGTGGGCTACGCCTTCTCAGGGGCTCACTGACGGGCTGGCGCTCAATAACGGTACTCGTGGTGTGGCTGCGACTACACCGTCGAACAGTTTGGGTTTCCCCTCAGAGTCAATTACCTACACCGTGCTTTCGGGGCAGACTCGCCGCGTGTGGATTCCCATCCCCGATGGCTACACGGCTCACGTCGGGGCTTACGGCGCTGACGGCACGGGCGGTACCGTGGTGGCTACGCCGACTATCGACGCGGTGAACAACGGCACACCGGTCACACTGACCTTGCTGGCTGTGACCGATGACACCAGGTTCAACCAGAGCTTTGCCTCATCGTCCTTCGACGGGGTGGAGTTGCACCTTGGGGGCGAGGGAACTTTGACCCTATCGGGTATAATGGTACAAGTGCTAGAGACTGGTGTAACCCCAGCGACCGGTGGCTTTATTTCCGGTCAGGGACACTCCGGGCTACAGTTCATATCACAACCAACATACACACCCTATTCGTCCGCGTTGGACAAAGTGGGAGTGGTAGCAGAATTAGCAGAATACTACGGATGGACTAGCTAAATGGCTTTAGACATTACCCGCCTCTCTGGTGGTAATACTCCTGCGGACGGATCAGACCCCCGTACCTTCCCTGCTATCTGGAACTCCACGGCAACCGCGCTGGAGGGCCTCGAGCTGGACGACCTTACCGGAGTAACAGTAACCAGCCCCACCACCGGTCAGGTTCTGGAGTACAACGGTTCTGCGTGGGTCAATGTTGAGCAGCAGCCTGGCGATAACCTAATTTATAACGGTGCTATGCAGGTGGCGCAGAGGGGCACGTCGGAAACAGGGATTACGGGCCCAGGTTATTCCACGGCTGACCGTTGGAGGTCGGACATTTCCTCGATGGGCACATGGACACAAACCGTCGAGTCTGATGGCCCGACGGGTTCCGGTTTCGCTAAGTCGCTCAAGATGGAATGTACGACTGCTGACGGCTCTCCTGCCGCGAGCGATTATGTCAATGTGCAGCAACGGTTTGAGGGTCAGGACTTACAGGGACTCAAAAAAGGTACGTCGAGTGCCGAGTCGTTGACTTTATCGTTTTGGGTGAAATCTAATGCGACGGGCACTTATGTTGTTGAGTTTTTAGATTTGGATAATAGTCGTCATATTTCGGCGGCTTACACAATCGTTTCGTCGGGAACTTGGGAACAAAAAACTGTCACATTGCCTGGGGACACGGGCGGTAGTGGTTTCACAAACGATAATGGTTTGTCTCTTTTGACAGTTTTTTGGTTGGGTGTTGGTTCGGATAGAAGTTCTGGCACTTTGGCTACTTCTTGGGCAGCGAGAGATAACGCTAATTCGGCTGTGGGTCAGACTAACCTTGCTGCTTCTACCTCGAACTATTGGCAGGTTACGGGTGTGCAGTTGGAGGCTGGGAGTGTTGCTACACCGTTCGAGCATAAGTCTTATGGCGTGGAGTTGGCGTTATGTCAACGGTACTATTATGTAGCCGTTGAAGGCACCGGAAAAGCGCTAGCAATGGCTGCTTATGAGTCAAGCAGTGTAATTGTTGGGGTTTTTAATTTTCCTGTGGCTATGAGAGTCAGTCCGTCCATGTCGGCATCTATTGGCACTGATTATTATCGTTTAAGGCCTGGGGACTATGTGAACTCTTTGCTTTCTACGGGGTCAACTGTGAATACTTGTGGCTTCTTCAATAACAGCGAAGCCAGTGGTACTGCTGGCTCCGCTGGGCGGTTTACTACAGAGAATAGCAACTCAAAAGTTGCTCTTGATGCGGAGTTGTGATGGACAGACAGTATTTTCAACAACAAGACCCGTTTGGCGACACGCTAATTTGGTTTGAGGAAAACGGGCGACGCGTTTCCTTTAGCGAAGCACCAGGCAACCGGCATTATGAGGAGTACCTTGTGTGGGTTGCTGAGGGTAACACTGCTGAGGCTATCGAGGAAGCCTAATGTACTGGTACCAGCTGGACCCCCAGTGGGGCCTGGTTGGCGGAACATGGTCGTTAATCGACAACCTAATCGCCGACCCGGGCGGAGAAATCTTTGTACGGCTTTCGGGCACGGGGCGTTTTAAGGGTGGCAACTCCAACGTTGTCGGTTACTCCTATACAGAGGGATCGACCCCGCTAGTCCCAGGCGATGAGACCGGTGCAATTGGTGACGCTAGCATCGAGGTTGTCAACAACAACGACGCCAGCATCCTCCTGTATAAGGATGAGTTCTACCTCAACGATCGCATCCACGGTGCGGTCATCGGTGAGGTCGAGAACGTCTCCGGCTCCAACGACCTTGTGACGATGGGTGGTCGCAGTCGCCTAGCGCTGCTCAACGTGGACGACATCATTGGCCCCAAGGTCGGCACCATCGAGCAGGTCTTTACCGGCATCTTCGCACAGGTGGGTATCACCCAGGATATTATCTTCGACCTTGGCCTGTCCACCGCCACCATCAAGACGCCTGGCTACGAGGGCGACGTATGGGTGTTTATCAAGCAACTCTGCTCCGCCTATGAGGTAGAGATTGCTGTCGTGCAAAAGTACGTTGTGGTGCGACCCACCAGACAGCGCACAATCGACGCAACCAACATCATCGACACAAGCTGGCAGGTTCAGGACATTGAGCTGGCGCAAACCTTTGACGTTGCGTACTACAACTACGCGCAAGAAACAGATTTCCTGGTGTACCCCAAGGGCGGCTGGACCCCCGAGGTTCAGGTGTACCAGGTGGAGCACGGCGAAACGGTAGAGTTCGAACTCGACCTGGAGTTCTTCCTTACTTCCGTGCAACAACCCACGGTGCAGGATACGGTCGAAAAAGACTACGGCACAGCTTCGGTGTACGCGGTATCGGGTAACGACAACCTCCCGGTAAGCGCCGCCTTCTGGGAGGACAGAGGCGGGGCGATGAGCTTCGAAATCCTGGGCGATGGCAGCCGGGTGAAGGTGACTTTGACCGGTCCCAGCTACGAGCCCCTGTCGCCGTACAGTATTAGCATCAGCGACGGATCGACAAGCTACTCCACGCTCCGCATGGTGGGTACGGGTACCAACTTTGAGCGCAAGCTTTACACCGAGAAGACTGGTTTGCTGCCAGTCGAAGCTCCGCTGGAGAAGGGTGCGGAGATTGACAACCCGACGATTGACACGCTGGAAGACGCTAAGCGTTACGCATTGTTTGCACGCCGGTTGTACTCTCTGCCGAGCCAGACGTACTCGACGAGCGCCACGGATTTCCCGAGGCTCAAGGGCTCTGTCCCGACGGTGCTGTTCCCGACGTTCGATGACTTCAACGATTCTCTTTCCGGCGGATACTCGTTTACGAACTTCAACGAAGAGTATTCGGGTGTAACTTTCGACGAGTTCACCACCGATATTGGCAACACCGTGCCCCAGGGCTTTGGTGAGGTGCCCGGTTCGAGGATTCTTTTGGACGATGCGGTGTACCGCGTGCGCTCCAGCACCATCACGCCGGACGTTATCAGCATTGAGGCTGAGTACGACACTCTGTTTAGCGATCTGGATGACGTGTACGGCGCGGCGCTGTGGGGGAACCTGGAGCCTGGCTGGACCGGGCTAGGTAGCACCTGGTCAGCGGTATTGGAGCTACCCTTCGGCCAGAAGACTTTTGAAAACTTCAACTCTACGTTTGCTAATGTAAACTTCAAGGACTTTGCACTTATCCCCATGAGAGAAGTTCCGGTGAACGCATGAGCATCCCCAAGTCTTACATCTCCCCGCAGTCTCAGCCGTGGGCCAGGTGGGTGACCGATAGCATTCGTAACATTCTCAACAAGAATGAGAAGTTCGACATCGACACTTACAACTCTATTCGGCAGCTCAACATTGCCCAGCGCCAACCGATGCGTGCGGTCTTGTGGAATCAGGCCGGTGGCACGGTGCCCGTAACCACGGCGGGTGTTTACTACCCCATCAACCTTGCGGGAACTCTTGACCCTGACGCCACATTCAACATGACGGCCGGGACAAGCAACGTTACCGGTGTGGTAAATAACACGGACCAAGCTCGCACAATCGTGTTCGTGGCTACCTACGACGGTAAGGCTGGCAACAACAACGCCATCGGCCTGAAGCTCGCGTTGAATGGTGTACCCATTGACGCTACCGAATGTCGCTCTTTTGGTGGCAGCACGGGTCAGGTGGGTAAGGCTATGACCCAGTGGATCGAGCGAGTCGAGCCCGGTGACGAGGTTTCCATGTGGGCAGCAAGCATTGACACCACCGATGACGTGGAAGTGGAGCGTTTCAAGCTTTTGGCGCACGCAGTTTCATAACGGTTTGGTATACTTATTACTAGCAACAAGAAGGAGTAAGTATGGCTTCGACCACTAGCCCGGATAACATTGTTTATCCCGACGCTAGCGATCCCGTAGCGCCACTAAACACGGTGTTTCAGGACTTGGCTGAGTCTGTGCAGGACGCCCTTGACGCTCGACCAACCGCCACCTCGGTTGGTTTCGAACAAAATTTTATGATGATGGGAGCATAGCCAATGGCTAACGCTTATAAAGTACTGGGTCAGTCAGCGCCAGCGGCAACGACTGCTACCGACGTCTACACCGTACCCGCTTCGACCGAAGCTGTTATCTCGACGATTATTATTGCCAACCGCGCGGCCACTGCTGGAACGTTCCGCCTGTCAATTCGCCCGAACGGCGCTGCCGAGGCAACGCTTCACTTCATTGCCTACGATGTTCCCGTGGCGGCAAATGACAGCACCACGCTTACTCTCGGGGTTACCCTTGACGCCGCTGACGTTGTTACTGCTTACTGCTCAAGCGCAGACATGAGCATTAACATCTTTGGCACTGAAATTACCGCTTAGTAAAAGGATAGTAACAAATGGCTATCACCTCAATGAGCAACAGTTCTATTAGGAACTCCGAGAAATACAATCAGATGCGATCGGTTCCGTCCGCTAGTGGCGGGACGGTGACGACCAGCGGTGGTTACGTTTACCACAAGTTCCTTTCTGATGGCGACTTTACCATTGAGGGCAGGGGAAAACTCGATGTGGACTACCTGATTGTTGCTGGCGGTGGCGGAACTGGTGCCACTTCATCCAGCTCGCCACGTTCCGGTGGCGGTGGCGGTGCAGGTGGTATGCTCACAGGAAACACCTCTCTAACAACGGGCTCGCTTGCGATTTCGGTTGGTAACGGTGGCGCTAGAAGCACCAACAGCACTAACAACGGGCAATCGGGTGGAAGTAGCTCTGCAATCGGGGCTGGTACCAACGACTTTAGCGCAAGCGCAACGGGTGGCGGTCACTCTGGTAGATACAACGGTGGCTCCGGTGGTTCCGGTGGTGGTGGCGGTGGCTTTGGCACTGGCGCTGGATCGGGAATATCTGGTCAAGGTAACTCTGGAGGCAGCGGTGTGCTTGGCGGTCGCGGTGGTGGCGGCGGTGGCCGTAACGGCAGCGGTAGCGCCGGTGGAGGCGCTGGTTTGGCCTGGCTGGATGGGGTAACCTATGCCGGCGGGGGTGGCGCTGGCAACAGCTCGGGTTACTACACTGGTGGCGCTGGTGGTGGCGGCACCGGAGCGGATGGCACTGACGGCTTAGGTGGCGGTGGCGGTGGCTCCCGAGGTAACACTAACGACGCCGGGCACAATGGCGGAGACGGCGTTGTCATAATTAGATACAAGGAGCTATAGGAATGGCCTACTTTGCAAAAATTGACAACGGCGTAGTTTCTGAAATTAGAGTTGTTGAAGAAGCTTACCTGCTGGCGAACCCAGAGAGGTACCCTGGCGAATGGGTTGTCACCGACCTGAAGGGCGAAGACCCGAAAAGAGTTGCCGTAATCGATGGCACCTATGACGCTGACACAACTTTCTTCACGCCGCCCTCACCCTACCCCTCTTGGATTTTGGATGAAGAGAGCTGTTCCTGGTCCGCTCCAGTAGACTACCCCTCAGATGGGCTCGGCTACGAATGGGACGAGGCTACTCGAACCTGGATTCTAGAAGAAGTATAATCGTTACAAGTAGTTAATGTTCAGGAGAAACCTGGCGCTTGTATCGGTTGTGGTTACGCCACTGTGCTCCATTTCCGAATCAAAAACAAGAAGCCTGTTTTCCACTGATTCAACCTTCTCGCCGGTTTCCTTGAATTCCGTCCAACCATTATTAGTGTTCATGTAGTAAACAGCTGTGTTGCACTGCAACTTATAGTCTCGATGCCAGCCGCCGTAGTAGTGGGTGGGCGTGATTGGATTCAGGTTGGCCTTAACTCTAATCAAAGAGATTGGCTTTATCTTGTCCCATAGTGGTTGAAACGTAAAAAAGTAATCGCTAGTGGGTAGCGAGTCGTTATAGAGGGTGTGCGTGAACTGATAGTCATAAAGTTCTTCGTCTGATTTTTCGAACAGCACGCTGTCGTTGTAGAACCAGGCGAAGTCCGCGCTTTCCATTGCGGCCTTGATTGCCCGGAAGCTTTCTTGGTCCAAAAAGTTATCTATTACTTTGTAGGTCACTTTTCCTCCTGCTTTGTGCTCTGATGCAAAAAATCTTATCACATCTTGCGGTAGAATAGATATATGGCTATCTACCACGACCTTCTCACGCTGAGCAACACCACCGCAACCGAGCTAACTCCTGGCGCACGCCACTCTGGTCTCGATGTAACGATCCAGAATGTTGACGAAACCGCCATTGTCTACATCGGTGGCTCCACTGTGACCACCTCCGACTACGGCTTCAAGCTCGACCCGGGTGCAGGTTTCTCTGTCGAACTCAACCCCAACGACCGCCTGTACGCAATCAGCGACACGAACGAGTCCAACGCCGCCTTGCTGCGTGCCCTGCTAGAGGACATCTAATGGCTACCATCTGGCCTGCGCCGGGTGGTGGCGGGGGAGGCGGCGCTGCTGCTGAGCCTAACCTTGTGGCCGAGGCGGTTGACGCCATGGTCAACTTGGGCTAACTGCTAAAATAGTTACATGAAGCTTCAGAACCCGTGGCCCGAGGGCTACTCGATCAACAAGAACAGCCCATTTGGCTACCGCATCCACCCGATTTCTGGAAAAAAGAAATTTCACAACGGGGTGGATGTAGCGGGTAGCTTTCCGGTGACCGTCGCTGCCGATGGCGTTGTCAAGAAGATTGGTTGGTCACCGAAGGGCGGGGGACATACCGTGCTTATTGACCATGGGGAAATTGTCACCGTGTATTACCACGGCGCTCACCGCACAGCCCTCAAGAAGGGCCAGAAGGTATCAACCGGTGACTTTATTTACACCGCCGGATCAACCGGTGCTAGCACGGGCGACCACCTCCACTTCGAAGTCCGAAATCGCGGGGGCCGTTGGGGCGACGTGCTCGATCCCGAATTGTTCCTAGTGGACAAGCTACCTGTAGAAACCGAAGAAAAGCCGGAGCCCAAGCCAGAGCCGGTAAAGCCCAAGCCAGAGCCGGTAAAGCCCAAGCCGGTAAGACGGCCGATGAGCGCAAGTCTCGCACAGTTCTTTGCGATTAGGAAAGCGCTGAAGTAATGGCAGAAGAATCTTCGACTCGCATCACAATGAAAGAATTGTATATTCAGGTGCAAAAAATTCAGTCAATGCTTGAGAAGCTTACGGCTCAGATGCCCAGCATCTCCGACAAACTAGACGAGCTGGAGCAAGATGTTGCCAACCAGCTCTCTGATCACGAGCACAGAATCCGCAAGATTGAAATGAACATGTGGAAAATGTTTGGAGCCCTAGGACTGGTGGCCGCAGTCGTACCCACAGTCCTGTCGATGATGCCCTAACCCATGGGAAGGTTTCAAGCGCTCAAGTTTAGGGCCGCTGTTTTCTCGCGTCACTTGGCGCAAGCTACAGCCGCCTGCCTGACTGCCATGACACAAGGCGACCTCAGCTCAATAACTTTGCACCACTGGCTTGTTGCGTCACAGACTGGCGCATACGCTGGCCTAATTGGGGTGCTAATGACCTTCGGATCATTGCGCGGCTTCCAAACATCGCGTTGGGGCGTTGCCACTCTTGCTGTGGCTGGCACGTTTATTGGTGATTTGATTACGCACCCGACTCACTTCGGCGGGTTCACGACCGAGGCTGCCGTGACCGCACTCGGAGCTGGCTTACTGTGCCTACTGGTGAGTTACACCCCGGTCGGTGCCGCCATCGAGAAGCTTGGCAAGGTTGGCGTTGACGGGCTGAACGAAAAGTACACCAGCTAAATTTCTTCCGGGAACATAGTAGCCTTACCCCAGTCCAGGAGGCCGCTGACGGCGTATAGAGACGTGTTCTCTGAGCGGTGAAGAACTATCTCCTCGCGGTGGCTTACGGAGTCTATGTCGCTCACAGCGCCTACTAGGACCCAGTCCTTGACAATCATCATCTCAGCGTCAAGCTCGTCGGCCAGGTGGTCCTCGATGGCAATCTGCAACGCCTCGTATGTTTCAGCGCTCACGGTTGCACCACATTCTTTTTAATTTCAGACATTACCAAATCTATAATTTTAGAATTTTCAGCCATTTTATAGCGTTGCTTCAGGGTCATTCTTTTGCCCCACCTCCCGGAAGAAAGGGAAAATTCTCTTGACAGATTTGCAATTGTTCTTGTGTTTTTAAATCTAACGAATTCAATCTTCTTGTCTGTTTCGAATTCGAGAAACATTAGTGGTTGATTTTCTTTAACCGAAAAGGTTTTTGAGTCTAGTGGAACGTGATAATCAAGATTCATTGGTCTGAACCATTTGCCTATGTCGTATTTTCCAAATGCTAAAAATGAATTTTCAACCGGCATTGAAACGGGAAATATGGGTGGAGTTGTTCTCATTGTCAGGGGCTCGTCGGCCAAGAATAACCAGGATAAATTGTAGCTAAAATTAACAAGTCCCTTATAGCTGGTGGGCCTAGTTCTGACTAGAGATATTTTCCCATCGAGCGGAATGTGATACTCCCCTTCTTGTTTATCTTCATAAACAGAAAGCATCACGTCTTTGTCTAGATTTATCGTGTCACTTATGTTGGAGTTTAGCGAAAATAGATTTTTTACGGCCTCTCTAGTGGCCGGACACCTTACTATTGTGGATTCTTCCTGAAGGTTTGAATAGAAATTATCGGCTACCGGAAGCGGCGGTCGATAACCCATGTTCCACTGGTCATCTTGATCGTCAAATGGGAAGGGTGCCCAATACACCTTTGTGGTGTCAGCGCTCACAGTGCCCTCATGTCCGCAGTAGCAACCGAGCTCTTGGAGCGCATCCACTTACCGCAGCCAAGGCACTGGAACTTCTGGTACTTGCCAGTGTTGAGAACCTCGTAGCCACGGCGCTGGAGCTTCGCGCCGCCACAGTTCGTGCAAGCCTCGCCCTCGATGCCGGAGTGAATGGGCACGCTAGGGTGCTTGATCCACGGCAGTAGCTTTTCGTAGAGCTCGACCAGCAGGTCAACATCCTGAATCTGGTACTTCTTCATCATGCGCCACGCCTTGTCGCTACCGGCCATGCAGTCCAGCCACAACTGGAAGCCAGTGTGCTCGACCTTGGCACCCACGCCAAGCTGCTGCGCAACGTAGTCAAGCTTGTTCGACGGGAAGCGGAAGTTGCGCTTCACCTCCAGCATCAAGTCGATGTCCTTGGCGGGCGACGGTGGCAACATGCCAGCCTCGAGGAACTCCCGACGGATGTGCTTGTGGTCAAAGCCCTTAGAGTTCCAGCCGACGATTGCATCCGCCTCGTCCATGAGGGAGTGCAACTCCTTCAGCATTTCCTTCTTGCTGTGGTGGTGGACCGACTTGAAGATGACTTTCTTCTGTCCGTACCAGCGTGCGCCGAAGCAGATGACTTCTGTACTTTCAACTATTTGTTTAATCGAAATGTTCTGCTGCCAGAGACCCCACGTATGGGCCGTAATCGGGCTTGTTTCCAGGTCAATGAACAAAATTTTCACAGGGGTCCTCCCATTAAGTGCCCCAAGTCTAACACGGTGGAGTGGTAAAATATGGTAATGGATGAAAACGAATTTGTAGACGGATATAGCGTACCCATGGACCCAATGGAAGCAATGCAGTGCGACTCGTGTCAGTAGGAGGATGCTGTGATTGCGATCCGCCGTGCAGTAGATGTTTACCTAAAGGGACTTAAATATATTATGAACAAACCAACTTGGAAAAACCGCAGACGATACATCTTCGCATCGTTTGCTATCGGAGCCTTCATGCTTGTGGCGAGCTCGATTGCCGCCCTGTCTGGCGCGATGACAGACATTAGCGACCTTGTTACTGGTGGTGTAGCATTGATTACGCTCATTCTCACTAGCTACATTTTTGGTGCAGTGTGGGAAGACAAGTCACTACATAACAAGGAGAAAGATTCCGATGGATAAGCTCAAAAGCTACCTAAACTATTCCGTAGAGCGCTGTGCTAAAACTGTTGCGCAAACTGCTTTGGCCGTTATCGGCTCTGGCGCTGTTGGCGTTCTCGATGTGGATTGGATTCACGTTGTTTCAGTTTCTGCTTTGGCAGGGGTGATGTCACTACTTACGTCCGTACTTCAGTACGACAGAAAGCCTTCGTCCGCATAGACAGAAAGGCCGGTGATCCGAATCTAAAGAGAAAACCCCCGGGCAACCGGGGGTTTTCTTATGGGGCTACTACTTATTCGGGGTCTTCGTCTGGCGCTACGGGCGCGTTGACCCAGACGGACTCCTTGGCCACGGGTGCTACCCGCTTCTGCGACGCCGACCATCCAGCGCGGAAGATGTCCTTCTCGTTGCTGGTGTAGCGGGTCGCGGGGTCAATCATCTTGTTGAGTTTATACTCGGTGAACGCCTCTTCGATTCGATCGCTCATGGTTACCTCCAGTATGCTTCCAGTGTTGGGTTGTGCTTGCTTCTCATTACGTAGGCAAAAAGGTGGAGGAGCGCATCGTTCGCATCCCTGCCGTCTTCGTGCCCAACATCTTTTCCTGTCTGCCAGAGCTCGTGCTCTTTTAGAAACTTATCACCTACCAGCGACTTATGCGAGGGCGACTGCCACTTCATTATGCTGCCGAAGTGGTCAATGAGCACGCCCTCAATTCGCACGGGTTCCAGGTCGGGGGTGAAGTTGCCACCGCGCAGGTTGAAGTTCTCGCAAACAACGTCAAGGTGATACTCGAGATTGTCGTAGTCTTCTGGATAGTTGTAGGAGCAATCGTTCTTGATGATGGCCTTGCCGTCGTTGGTATCGTGCAGCCATTCTGCAAACCCGTAGACACCATTGGTCACGATGTTGGTGGACACCACTTCCATTGGCATCGTGTCCGAGTAGCGGCCAATGGCAATCCCGGTCGCTTTGCCGGGGTCTATTGCCATGACGTACTGGATGGTCATGCGGTTACACTACCAAAGATTTAGCAAAAATGACACGACTCGCCATCTTGCTCGCGGAAATAATTGCAATCGGTGCCGAGATTGACAGCACCACACCGGCCCATGCGCGTGGCTCATCGAAGGCCCACTGCCAGTAATCGAAGGTGTGGAAGGCGTTGGCCAGAACGGCAACCGCAGCGAAGAATATCATCCCAGCCAGAGCACCCCGGCTGTCTTCATTGTCCCTCGACTCGAGAAGCAGGTACGCCACCAGGAACAGCAGGTACATGAGCTCGATAAAGAAAAAGAATAGGTACGCCATCCACTCGACCGACAGGCCAACGAATGCGGCCACCGATGTGATGCCGTTGAACGACACGACGGCCGACGCAGCGAACGCCACCAGCACGCCAGTCAGCCAGGCATTGAGTGTGATGACCTGGTCAATCTGAATCTTGGGAGCCCGCTTGGACTCTTGCCTCTCATAACGCTCCCGACGCTGGCGATCCAGGTCGGTCTCGAACGGTCCTTGTTCCATTACTTCTTCCCTCCTTGACAGGCACACTTGACATGTGCACTTGGTTGTCACAGTTCCCTCGTTTGTTCTCCAAAGATTTCTTTTAGAGTTTTGATTACGGTAATACCGCGTGAATCTTCCTTGAGTTCTAGCACCCATTCTAGTGCATTCTTGAGCGATTCAACGTTAGGTTCTGGAATGAATGCGTAGTCGCATATCCAGGTGGGTTTCTCCCGCAACGCAAGAATACGGCCTGGCGAGCCAGGTACGGCCCGTACAGGCTTTATAAGAATGTCACTGCGGACTTTTGACTTCGCTTCTTTTAGTAGCGCGAGGTCGTCTCCTGTGGGCTTTGAGGGGTATATAGGAAGCGGCGTGATGCTAGTCATCTAGACTCAAGCCGTTTACCCACGACTCGCCAGCGTCACCGCCCCATGCGTCCCACGCCACACGGCCTGGTGATGGGTAGCCATCCTGCCCAGAGCGGAATCCCTCAGCTCCCTTGCTGGACTTGGAGTGGCGTGCGAAGAACGATCGCATCTTCCCAACAACTTCCCTAGACACGCTGCCACCTCGGGCCAGCTGTGCCATGCGAGCGCGGCCAACGTCGGTGAATCCGCTACCGGCCTTGCCATCAGCCACCCACTTCTGGGCACGCTTAGCAGCAGCGACAGCGCCAGCCGGAATCTTGTACATCTTCTCTTCCTCGATGAAGAAGTCGAAGTCCGGGACGCCAGCCCACTCACGCTTGCTCGAGCGCTTCGGGTGCTTCGATGGCAGCAGGTCGTTGTCGGTGACGTACTTAGAATTCTCGGGTCGTCCGTTGCGCAGCAGGTACAGGTAGGCGTTGACCCGCGCCATTGCCCATGCCGCTCTCGACACGCCGGGTCGGTGCGAAGTAGAGAATGCGCCAGCACCACGTCGCCACACCGCAAGCAGTGCGCCTAGCGTGGCGCGCTTGTCCGCGCCGGGGTTGGCCTCGTTGTGATCCGCAACCTTCTTGCGCAGGGCCGTCCTCGTGGAGTCGCTAACGGAGATGCCCGTGCTGCCCTTGCTGGCAGAACCCTTCTTGTTCTTGTCGCTTCCCTTAATCTGGTCGCGCTTCGGTGCCGGGGTTGATGAAGACATAGTTCCTACTTGTTGATTGCTATCCACTTAGCGCCCGATTGGGACACCTCTTTAATTCTACCTTGTGATACCAGAGCGCCGATGGCCTCTTGTAAATCTCTGACACGCCACGCCTTGAATCTCCTGTTCACGAACTCCAGCTTTACCATGTCATCCTTGCTGCGCACGAATGCTTCTACCTCATCGCAGGAGCGCTCGAAGTCGCTGGCATTGATACTGCGTGCAACAATCATCAGGTTCTTGACCCACTCTTCACAAGCCTCGAGCGCCTTGAGTACGTCAATGAGCTCGGTCACCTTGCGGCCATCCGATACCGCCAGAAGCGTTGCGCATTTACGGAGCGTCACGCCCATGCGAACCAGTGACGGGTTGATGATGTCCCAGTTCGCGTCGGACTTCTTGACTAAGTTAGCTAAGTCCCACTTGGCCTGAGTCATGCGGTCGCTGGCCTCTTTGGTTATGCCTATCGAAACCTTGCTCGAGCTCACGTCGCTACGCAACTGACGCTTTATCTCAGCGAACTCGGCGGCCCACTGCCTAGCCATAGGCTCGAAGCCCAGCTTGATTTCCGTGCCATCTGAATCCTCTTCGCGCACAGCATCTTTGCTTAGGGTGCGTGGCTCTCCGATAGACCACATGAATCGCGCCAGGAATCCAGACTTGAACATCTCCCTGTTCAGGGCCTTAGAAATCTCCTCGGGGGTTCCCATAAGGTGCATCACGAACTGAGTCTTTGCCGGCTTTGACATCTCCTTCTTGCCCACGCGCAGCATCGGAGGAACGGTGCCGTCGTATAGCAACGCCAGGTCTTCCATCATTCCGCTGGTCCAGTCCTGAGTTGCCCATTGCTTGAAGAGACCATGCGCCTCATCCTTGTTGAACAGCGACACCTTGCCATCGCGCTCAATGAGCTTCTCGCCCAGAGCGTTAGGGCTAGCGTTACCGCCTAGGTTGTAGCCGGGGTCTTCAGAGAACACCTCGTCCATCACCGTGCGCATTAGCTTGAGCGCTTGAGACTTACCAGTGGTTGTCTCACCAAGTGTCATGGTGTAAAGGTTCACGCCCTCTGGGCCGCTCTTGCGGGGAATAAATGCCATGTCGCCAAACGCACAGGAAAGAACTGTCCACGCATTAATCCTGTCGTAAGGACCGTTCTGCTTTGCGTGCTTGCTGTTCGCCCAATCGGTGTAGTCATCTACCCATGTGCGGTGGTGCTCAAGCACTTGAGATTCGTCACCCTTGAGTAGCTGGATTCCCTTATCTGTAGTGTCCAGCTCCGGTGGTTCCAGTCCCTCGCCCTTGTTCCACTGGACCTCGGCGTAGGCTTTGTTCGCCTCGGCTACAAGTCCGCTAAGACCTCGTGAATCTTCTTGACTCCACTTGCGGGATGCAGGTGCCTTCCATGCAATTGAGAGTACTTCTTGTTGCGTGAGTACATCGCCAAGTCTAAACAGCTCGCACAGTAATCGGTAGCGAGCTTCGGATCGATTGCCGTCTGGACCCACCTTGGGCTCAGCCAGCGCAATGTCCAGTACGTTCTGGGGGAGTTTAGCAAGCGCCTCAGCGTAATCCGCAAGAGCCGGTTCCTCAGCAGAAATAACCTCTTCCCGACCCATGATTGGCCGCTCAACAATCTCAACATCATCGTATGCTCCATCTATATCTAGTGCGTTATATACAACGCCGTTATATTCTGCGACCACGGACTCGGGGAACCCGTGACTTGTGTTTACGGTGTCCGGCAGGCGGAGCACCTTGTTGGCCGACCAACCGCTCGGGTCGCACCCGTCGTCTTTGTGGGCGGTCGTAATCCTGTGCGCAATCTCTGCTGCGTGCTTTGCCTCGATGGGCTCGTCCAGCAACCAGTAGTCGTGACCGCGACCGCGACTGGTAACCACGTGGATAGACGGCTCTAGCCTAAACTTGTCAGGGGTGCACAAGTCCGAGTCCATGTAGATGGTCTGCGATGTGAGCGCGTTCTCCGGAGTCCGAGCAATGTTGCCCTTGTCGTTCTTCTTGTCGCCGTATAGCAATGGCGATAGGTACACGTCCTCGCTTGAGTGTTGCTCTGCGTAGGCAACCATCTCGTCGAGCTGCTTTGGATACTGAAAAGCCTTGTGAATGTTGACATTGAGCTTGCCATTAGCGGTCTTACCGCTCGCCCTGCTAATGAATGCGTACCCACTATTCTCACCCAGAATAGTCGTAATGAACTTCTGCACGTACACCTCCTCTGTTGTTATCGTACTACGCTGGCCCACCTGGACTCGAACCAGGAACCTACCGGTTAACAGCCGGTCGCTCTGCCAATTGAGCTATGGGCCAAACCCTATTGGGTTAGAAGGCTCCGTCTGAATCGACGGTTGCCGCCTGTCCATCCTTGCGGTACTTGACCACGACAGACTCGATGTAATCGGTCTGAAGCGAGCGACCAGGAGTTCCATCTTTCTTGTCGAACTCCTTCTCAATCAAGCTACCGTGAACCTCAACCAGGTCTCCCTGCTTCACGTCCAAGGTGTCTGCCAGATCGCGCCACACGGTAACGCGAATCTTGCTGGTGTCACCAGTCTTCTCGTACTCTCCCGAGTCACGGTTCTTCTTGGTGTGGTTGACATAGACGGGGAACTCCATGAGAGATGTCCCGTTGATGTCCTTTCGGGTGGGCTCAGCCACCACGTTGCCGCTAAATACGGCGTTGATGCGACTCATTTACTCCTCCTATTGCGTAGGGTTTTGATATCGCTCAGCGCATGAGTCACGCTAAGCAATCCTTTGAATGCCTTGAACATGTCATCATATTCATCCTCCGGCATTACTTTCAACTCGGCAAAGGGGGCCATTGCATTGCCCTCCTTGTCCGTATCGCTGGGCCTGATGTGAAGCAGCGCCCGCTGCTCACACCGTAGCATATCCGTCTCGACCCAGTTGCCATCCACTTCTTCCAGGAGTGTCGTGGCCTCGGCTAGTGCGGATATCTGCATCCAGTGCTCATCCCACGTGTTGCGAGATGTCTTGAGGTCAAGCATCGTTAGCTTGCCATCAATCTTCCAGATGCCATCAGCTGTACCGGCGTAGCCAAGCTCGCTGTTCCAGAGAGTAACCTCCGTGTGGACGGGCTCGATGTCGTGCTGCGCACTGTACTGATCCCACTGCTCCACCATCTCCCAGAAGTGATATGGTGCCGAGCTCGTGTCGGGGTAGGGGCAAGCACCGTGCTCGGCCGCAACCCAGTCGTGAAGCAATGTCCCGAGCTCTGCTGCATCATTGAGCACGCCGTTCGAATAGTTGCGGATATCTTCCGTGTCACCCTTGAGCGGGTCACGCTTCCAGTACCACCGCAAGAATCCGTAGCCCTGCTCTTGCGTGCGTGTCAGCAGGTGGTCAATGTTGGCAACCGCATAGGCCGCCGTGTTGTCCACCGCCCACTGCGCGATCGCTGGCTTGTCCAGTCTCTTGAGCACGGTGGTTACACCGGGGACTGTTACCCCGGTGTGCGGGTGCTTATACCCACTGCCACCATGCCCGGAGGACCGGACTCTTAGCTTAGGCTCCATGGTTTTGCAGCTCGTGTAGGAATGAGTAGAGCTGTGCCATGTTCAGAGCCTCTACCTCCGAGTCCAAGTAGTCATACTTGGCGGACTCGGGGCAGCGACCACAGTCCCACATCGCTATCCATGTTGAGTCTCCAACTATGGGAGACTTCGCGGAGACCTGCACTACTCGACCTCGCCAGCCTTGAGGGCCGCGAGTACCTGCTTGAGCACGTCCTCATCCTTGGTCCACACGTCGGGGCTCTTGCCACCCGAGATGCGTCCACCGATAGTGTTAGCAACCGAGCCACTAAGACCAGCCGTACCAAGGAACGCCTTGATCTGGTTGTAGGTTCCACTGGTAGATGCCTGCGCAATCTTAGCCTGGGCAGGTGTTGAACCCTTGGCTATCGGCGCAACATCCATGCCATCGGGGTCAGGCTCGCCTGTTGCGATGTTGAAGGTCAGCAGGTTAGCAATCTTCTGCGCCTGGGTTACGGCCTTGCGGCCACCCTTGTCGCTGTTGTCTGCGCCTTCTGAGCCGACAATCACGGAGAACTCCGAGCCGTCTTCGACGGAGATGTAGGTGATTTTCAAGTGAACGATTGTCAAGGGGACGACCCGGTCCTTGCCAATCTCCCGGCTGACCAGCTCGTAGTTAATGATCTCTGGCTTAGTGATAACACCGTGCTCAATCATCAGCTTGGAGATGGCCTCCAGGATGTCGTCATTCTTGACGTACTTGTACGAGCCCTGAGATGCCGGGCCGATGCCGTTCTTCGGAATGTTGCCAACTCCAGCCTGGATAGCAGCGATAGCTCCGTAGATTTTTGGTACTGATTCCATTGTGTTCCTCCTATTTGTATCGTAACTTGCCGTCTTCATAAACTTCCCCACCCCATACACCGACAGCTGGTTTGTATGCGCTGGCGAATCTAGCACACTGCACCAACACCGGACAACCGACACACATCAAGTACGCCTGGTTTTTGGTTGGCTCGTTGCCTTCTTCGTAGTCAATATAGGGTCCAGGATTATCTGCACACCTGGCCCTGTCTTTCGCCATGCCCTTCTGTAGGGCATCACTCATCCGCTCGGCTCGTTTAGTGAGCTTCAGGTAGTTGAGCGCAGCATCTTCCTTGCCCTTCTCGATAAGATCGTCAGCTCGCTCGGCCGCCCTGCGTGCTGATTGAAGCGCAGACTTGGACTGATTGCGATCTCTGCGGTTGAGTTCATCCTCGGTGAGACCGGAATTATTGCGATAATTTCTTCGCACATTTTCCCGCTTGCAAGTAACGCAAACGTATGCCACACCGCCCGGCATCTTCTGCTCACGCATGTTGTCACCGATAATCACGTGACCGTTCTTGCACATGTCGCCCGGCTTCTTCTTCGGGTTGGACTTTGGTGGCTGGTTGCACGTTGCGCACCGCACTCGTCGCACACCGTGGTTGGTGTAGTACTGAATGTTGTCACCTGATATCTCGTGACCCCTCTTGCAGTTGTCACCAATACTAATCGCCACGTTGCTCCTTGAGTGTTCGGTTCATGTCAACTGCCTTCTGTATCTGCGAGCTTAATACGCCGGAGTCATAGGTGTCAATTGCTATGAGCTCCACCGATCGAACCGTTCTCTCTTGTCCCCTGCGGTGAACACGCTTGGCCACCTGCTCGTTGAGGATTCTGTTGTCACTGCGATTCATCCACAGCACATTACGTGTTGCGTGCTGCAACCCGTCAACGCCTTCTGCGATGGCGGATATTACAGCTACTACATACTGACACGAACCACTGACAAATGCTTCCTTGGTCTCTTGTCGCTTAGCATCCGAGATGTTTCCATGCCAGGGCATTGCGGTCTTGCCGTCCCGGTTGAGCCTGCTGACAACCACGTCGGCAAACTTTCTGGAGTCGGTAAGGATGAGAGCCGTCTCGTTCTCGAAGTCGTCCTCGAGTATGTCGAACATCACGTCGATTTTCTGCGACTTGCAGTCGTTGTCGAATACCACGTTGTCCTCGTCGTCGATGGAGAACAACCCGAGTGTCGCCTGCCGAAGCCTGGCGCGCAAGCTGATCGGGAACTCGACCACCAGCGGCCTGTCCTCTAACCAGGTAATCATCTTCTCTTCAAGATCGTTGTAGGCCTTGCGCTGCTCACGTGTGAGCTCGATGTAGACCTGCTCCTCTTGGAGCTTGGCGTCAACCTCGGACTCGAGGCGGACGTAGCACGGCAAGTAGTTGAAGAATGCGCCGGGCGTCTTCTCGCCGACAACCTTCTTCCCGCCCGGTGCGAAGTGGTCGTACTCAGTGGCGCACCACTTATCGACCCAAGCCCAGTAAGAGTTCTCGATAACCGTTGGCCACAGCCACTTGGTCACAGCCCAAGCGCCATCAAAGTTGTTGCCCGTGGGGGTGCCCGACATGGCAAGCTTGAACTTGCCCTTCACCTGCTTGAGCGTCTTGTGCGTCTTGCTCTTGCGATTCTGACTGCGGTGTACCTCGTCGAACAGCACGAGGTCAGGCTTGTGGCTCCACATCTTCGATCGAGTCTTGCCCTCCCAGCCTAGTCGAACGAACAACTCGACACCCACGAAGTAGATGCCGGGCTGCTGCCAAAACCAATCCTCCTTGGCCTTCTGGCCAGCGGACCTTGAGTTGATCCACCTGAATGGCAGGTCTACACCCTGTCGCTCGAAGGTTACCTGCCACCCCAGCCTGGTGTTGAGTGGGGCTATGAGCAGGATGGTCTTGGAGCCAAGAGCCTTGGCTACCTCAACCGCCTTGAGTGTCTTACCAGCCCCCATGGTGGAAGCGTTAAGAGCTGCTCTCGTAGGCTCGGTTACGATTCTTTGGATGGCGGATTGCTGGTCTGGTGTGGGTAACAATTTCTCCAGTGTCATAATGCACCTCCTCCTCTTCCCAGTAGTCTCCGGATTCAACCTCGCGTTGCCGAGCTTCAGCTTGTTGCATCTGCTGAAGGATTGTCTGCTCTTCGTAACCCTCTTCGACATTCCTGACAAACCGCCAAGCCCAGGCGATGAATATCGCTGTCACTAAAACGAAGGCTAACACCTCGGCCTAGCTCCCGTTGATAATGTTCTCAACCCAAGCAAGGGCTTCGTCGTAGTACTCGCCATCCTGCCTGTTATCCAGCGCTGCCACCACGTCATTACGCACGGTGTAGTCATCGTTCCACAATGGCGTCGAGGATGCGAACCACTTCGTCCCGTCTCTCATGGACTGGAATGTGAGGGTTGCGCTGCCGGTAATAGACAGCGGACCGTGCTTGACGTAAGTCACGTTGAGCTCTCCGGTGTCAGGGTCGAATGTGTAGCACTGGTCAAGGGGGTCTGTTCCGACAATCTCAGTCACCCCAGCCGTTCGCTCTAGCGAAGCGTTCAGTGTGTGGTAATCCTTAGTGCCCAGCGATCGCATAATCTCAGCCTTGCTCTCGCCGGCCGCGTAAGCGAACCTAACGGCAAGGTCAATCTGCGTCTGGAGATTAGCCAACTCTTTCTTCAGCTCGTCTCTCAAGCGTTGCTCGAGTGTAGCCTTGGCGATTACATGCGCCTTCTTTGCCTTATTTACTGCATCTAACTCCGCGCTCATTGTTTCCAGTACCCTTCTGCTATGCGTTGTGCATCTTCGAATGCTTGATCTAGTTGTTGCTCGTCTGTCAGTACCCGCTTGTCTACATAGAACAGCAGCCACTCACCGTGGATGGATACCTCCAGCTCACCGTCATCCATCGAGTATCGGTGAGCAATGCCCGCTTCATCAAAGAAGCCATACAGCTTCTCGAGCGTGGCGCTTGACTCAATCTGAATCTCAAGGCTACGGTCCCCGGCACTGATGCCATCTTCTCTATACATCTTCCTCCTCCTCTGTTACGACACTTGCGCAGGCTGCGCACATGCCCAGGTCTTCGTTCCACTCGTGCTCGAGCGCAATGTTTGCGCACTCATCGCAGTACATGAATGCGCCATAGTCCGTGATACGTGGGTTCATTAGAACACCCTGCTCTCCATCCATTCTTCTTGAGCCCGCTCTTGCTTGGCGGTAGCCAGCCTCTCGGCCTCCTCCAAGAGGGACTTCAGCAGCGCATCTACACGATCGGGAATGTCCTGATATGTCAGGTAGAACGTCTGCATATCCATCCAGAAGTCTGCGTCGGGTGTGTAGTCACCACCGTCCGCCATCGCTACGCCTAGCGTTAGACGCTTCGCCTCCGCTGGGGTCAGGCTTATCTCCGAGCTCGTGAGCTCTATGCCCGTACCGAAGCTGTCACCCTTGGCCTCAATCGTGTATGGCGTGAAGACCCAGCCCTCTTGCTTGTACCCAGTCTCGTATCCAACCTTGTCCCAGATGTTTAGGTCGATGTTGTCGTCCAGCATTGTCTCCTCCTAGTCCCTCAGCACCTTTGACAGCACTGCGTTCTTCTTCTCCTCGATGGCCGCAGTAAGTAATCCTATCTGAGAATGGTACGGAAGTCCATCACTATTCTCTACAATGTACCCATCACTTTTCTCCATGCGAGGATGTTTGACTGATACCGACAGGACCCAACCCGTAATAATTTCTGAGCCCTCAGCGTTCGTCCTGATGTACTTCTCAATCTGTTCTTCTAGCTCTCTGTTATCCATGCTCCCTCTCCTTGATTGCTGCCTCCAAAAATAGCCGGCCCGCTTCCGGATCGACTACATTTCGAAGCACTTGCCTCTTGTTTGGCAAACTATATTTCGACAGGTCAAACCCGTGTAGCTCCTCGAGCTGGCTAACCTTGTTCATTGTCTTGATGTTCTCACCCGTCTTGGGAATCTCTGGCAGGTCAAAATTAGTCCAGTACAGATGGCGATTGCGCTTGATGGGATCGAGCATCGCTCCGTAATACGGCACGACATTCTCCACCAGCCAGGTGGCGTTGCTGTGGTACTTCAGAAAGAGAATCTCTTCATACAAGCTCATGTCCGGGTAGACCTGCTCGGTCCCGTGGAACCTCACCTGAATGTTGTAGCGAAACGAGCTGTGGCTTTGGCACGGTGGTGATGACCAGATGAAGTCGAACTGCTCGTGGTTCAGTCTCAGGTACTCGTGAGCATCTCCCACGACCAGCTCATCCTGCGGCCATAGGTCGGCATACACGGCTGCAATCTTGGGGTCGTACTCAACCGAGGTTATCTGGTGATCGTCGCCCCAGAGCTTCCTGTTGCCACCGATGCCGGCGTAGAGGTTTAGTATCTTCACTTGGGCATCTCCTCCATTCCATCCAATGTAATGATGACTCCATCGAGACCAGAGTCATACAACGCCTTGACATTGTTCTCGCCGTAGGCGACGAGGCAGCTAGGCGAACCAGAAGACTGTCCCTGCGTTCCGTCTGGTCGATAGAACCTAACCCGACCGCGCAAGAACATGATCGCATTAGCGCGCGGCCACACATTTCTAAAGAACGCCCGCGTCTCCGTCCTAGCGAACACGAGAGCGATTCCGTTTCCGTGCTCAGCCAGCTTGTGCAAGAAGGGGTCAAGCTTCGGTCCGTACGGTGGGTTCATGAAGACCCGACCCTCCCATTCCTGAACAAGACCGTCGTCCTTCTCCGTGTACTTCTTGCTTGCCACTTGCCACGGCATCTCCTCCTCGGAGCACGGGTCAAGATCGAAATCCCCAAGCGCTCTGATAATGCTTGGTGGCGTGAGCCATACTTCTGTCTTGGCTACTGTTGCTTCGTTCCCCCAGTTGGTCATCGTGAAATCATCCCTCCTCTATTCTTGTATCTTATCTCATCATCCTATGTTTCATCTGTAAATGGAAGAGGGAGCAGGTGAAAGATAGGGGGTTCCACCTGCTCCCAGTGGGCCGCGCTGAAAGGGGTAAGTACGCGGCCCGTGTCAGCCTTGCTTCCCTGCTTGGCTGAGTCTGTGTGTCTAGTCGTCATCCTCCTGAGACTTTTGTGATTCGTAGATCGCTTGATTGAGCACCCGGCTTAGTCGCTCTGTAACCCAGGCTGCATTGTCGTTAGGCATTCGCTAGCTCCTTCTTCTTTGGGCAGTCGTCGTACATGTACTCCACCTCGTCGTCGCGCATCTCCTCGCACCAGCAGTAGCCAATATGCTCCATGCGCTCCTCGTGCGTACAGGGAATGTCCCACTCCTTGAGGATGGCAAAGTCACCATCAAAGCCGACAGCCTCGCCACCCCAACCCTGCTCCTCCAGGAACCTGATCGTGAAGTTCAGTGTCGGGTACTGGGCAACCATGGCGCGGACAGCACCCTCGGGGAACCCCCATGGCGTATCGAAGTCGTAGGCTAACTCGCCATCCCAGTCCTCGAAGTACACATGGCTCGCGTCCCACTTACACCCCCAGTTGCGGACATTCCAGTCGTACCAGTGGTTCGTCTTGTACTGTAACCGCTGCTCCAGCGACAAGTCCTGGCTCTCGGAACCCCAATACTCATCGAGGATTGAGTCGTCAGGTCGCACGAAGTTCCAGAATGATAGGTGCTGATCGGATACTTCACCATCAACCCACGCTAAACCATCCGGTGTTAGTTCGTGGAACTTGCGCCTGTAGTCTGCGCCAGCCTGCTCCGCAAAGCGTTTCAGGTCTTCCTTGTTGCCGGTCACTCTGACCGAGTTGCTTACCCAGTTAGGCATTGTCTTCCTCCTCATCATCCTCGCACTTGCACCAGCCCGCTTCGTTGTCGCATTCGTCGCACCACTCGAGCTCCTCGATGTTCTCGTCATCAACCCCGACATAGTAGCTGTCCTGGTCTTTCAGGTAAATCGAGAGAGCCTCCTCCGGGCTCGAAGCCTCGATAGCTTCCGCGTGATATTCGACCGTCTGTTGTATGTTGTATCTAGGCACTGTGCTTCCCCTTCCCCTTCGATGGTGCTTGGTATGTCTCTCGGCGTAGTTTGCCTAGCTTCTTCTTGCTTGCCTGAGCGTCTATGATCGCCTGCCTGTAGCCGTCGTTGTAGCCCTTGTCGTACAGCGCACTGTCGTCGCCGTCCTTCCATTCCATTGCTACCCCCTCACTACTCCGCTGCTTACCTTCTCGCGCCACTCCCGAGCGTAGGTTTCGTCTTCATCAAGTGGAGTGAGCATCCGGAACAATCGCTTGGGAATGTCCGTGGAGTATGGTCCCATATCCTCCCCCACTTCCTTGGTATAAAAGGTACTTTCACTCTTGGCTCGGTTGCTGGTGATGACCTGTAACGCCCTGACCCTACCGGTTTCCGCTTGCTTCATAGCCATCCACCAGTTACTCCGGCGCTTCGTGCCTGGTGCCAGATCGAGCACTTGCCACTCGTCCCAGGTGTATTGCTTGCGCAGCCACTCCCTCACCTTCTCGGTTGTGTTCGTCTCGTAGTAGCTAACCCAATATCCCGTCGTTCCCATTACATTTCCCCTTCTTGTTTCACCATCATCATTGAGCCGTCTTCTAGTGTCACGATGTGTCCTTGCTCTAGCATCCAGTCGAACACTTCGCCCCAGCCGTCGTTATCTGTCATTACTCCACATCCGCATACTCGTAGTTAACCGCTGGCCGCCACTCGGTCAGCTTGCTAGCTTTGGTGTAGTCGATATGCACCATTACATTCCCGGCGTCGTGGTCCACAACATACGGGGCGATCCCGTAGCCCGTCTCCGTGTCAATGTCCCTGGTGCCACCGCTTGTCACCATTCGGGAGAACAGCACCCTTGCGAAGTATGACTCGTCCGTTACCCTGTCCGATGACTTCATAGCTTGCTTTACGATTCCGTGAATCTCGTTGCCAATCCAATGCCCGTAGAGATAGATACTATCCCCGGTGCTGTATGTGATCTTGATGTTATTCCGGTCCCCCATTATTTTTTCCCTTCTAGTTTGTGCCTGATTATCCGTGAGTCTTGCCACGAGCGCTCGTTCACCATCACAATTCGTGCGGTGTAGTCGTGCGCCTTCTCGATGGCTTCCCGCTCGTTGGCCGCCGTGACGGTCACCTTGCCCGTGTCCGTGCGTGTCATCGTGAATGTGTACTCTTTCATTCTTCCCATTCCTCCTCGTCTAGTTCACTTACCCCTGCTGCCAAGTCGTACCAGTTCATCGCTCCTCCTTACAGTTAGAGCACCATTGTGCTCGCGACTCCGGTGGGCACGATAAGCACTCACCGCAGCCACACTCCTCGATATTCTCTGCCTCGCAACATTCCGCCAGCAACATCATTCCCCCATCTCGCTAACTATCAGCGCGCCGGGTCCGTTGCCCTCCGGGTCCGACGCCGGCACGAACACCGAGCCGTCGTCCAGTATCAGCAGGCAGCCTGCCTCGCCCGCAGACTCCCAGCCAAGTATCTCCATCTCTTCCGGATACATCGCCCGTATGTCCACGATCGTGCGGTCCAGTAGCGCTGAGTACTCCCGGCGATAATGCCCGGTCATAAACGCCGTGTCCCAAGTACCGTCGGTTTTCGTGCTCATTGTTCCCCCTGTTCATATTCTTGATTACCTTCGCATACATCGCAAAAAGGCGTACAGTCAAAAGCTCCCTCGTGTCGTGGGCACTCCGTCATCATCACTCCCCCGCATTCTTCCGCTCGCAGTCTTGCCGGTACATTCCGAGCGACCGCTCGTACGACGATGGCGCTAATGCTGCCGCGATTTTACTTGCCCGCACCATCAGCTCAATTCCCCCGGCTAGCTGAATTGTCACCACCACTCTCCCAAAGTAGTCCCGTTCTATCACCGGGCTGTCGTCAATATCTGCCGTGAATGTTTCCATCTGTTCCGGTGTCATCACTCCCCCTCTTCGTGTGTCAGCGCGAATAGCCAGCCCCGCTTAGTTTGGCCGCCTAGCTCTACGAGCTTCCCGCGAAATAACGCGCACCGTCTAACCGCTTCCTCGTGCTGGTCAATTCCCCAGTTCACGGCATAGTCCCAATGGTGCCACCTACTTTTACCCGTGCGGGTATTGGTTACCTTGATGCGCTGGCCGCGGTGGTCCGTTGGTCCGTAGAATGCTGTTTCGTAAATCGTGATCACAGTTCCTCCTCGCAATTGTGCTCAATGAATTTCATCTTAAGTTGCTGCCTACTGTCGTAGTACCACGCCGGGTCCGTCCCCTCTACGGTGAGGGTTCCGCACCGGTCGCAAATTTCGTCCGTGAATGTTCGTGCCATCACTTGCCCCCCCTGATGTTGCTCTCGTCGTACCCGCGTATTGCCAGCAGTTCCTCCAGTAGTTCCTTAGTGTTGTCCGCTTCCGCAATATCCAGTAGCTCGTGCGTTAGCTCTAGTGATAGCTCTTCCATCACTTGCCCCCTATCTTGATTAGTTTCCACTCGCCCGGTCCCGTGGCAGCCGGCACGAGCTTACAGTCGTCGCAAAGTGCGTGCCACCCGTCCTCAGAATTCCAAGTGAGCGTCGTTCTGTCGAAATAGTCCCGGCAGTCGTTACACCGTACTTTTGCCATCATTCCCCCTAATTGTCTGGTGGTGTTCTAGTGTTTCCTTGCTGTAATACCTTGAGCTTAGCATAGTCTTTTAGTGTCGTCAAATCCGGATCGAGGGGCATTTTCGCCGTGGTTGAATCGGCGGCCCGCGGAATAGCGCGGATGCGCAGAATACTCCCCCCGTGTTACTATAAGAGAATCCTATAATACTATAATACTATTATAGGAACATAGGGTTATCTCTATATAAGAGCCGTAATGTCGTAGGCGTAGTAATAAATTTCGCAGTCTGTTTCGTCGTACACTTTTCGGCTCGCGGATACTCTGAACCCGCGTTCGACCATCTCAGGCGTGAGCATCTCTTCCATAAATTGCCTACACTTCGCCCGTGTATTATTATCGTTGTAGCGTATCGCCAGCTTTCGCGTGGCGACCACCGTGCGGCGTAGTCGTGCCATAGTTCTCCCCTATCGTTCGATCCAGCTCACTTGTACGGGCGTGGCGGCAGCATAGTAGCTACCCTTTAGCTTTTGGCCGCGTGTGGTTTTTGGGCGCTTACTGTTCCACCCGTTGCGAGTTTTGGTGGTTGGCTTAGCTATTGAATCGTGTACCCTGTTCACAATTACCCCCTTGTGTTGATGGCTTCAGTATAGCACCCTAACCTATGATTTAGCTGAGTGCTAACACCCTATTTTTTCTCTTGTTGATGTCCCCCATTATACACAGCTAACCTATGAATTAGCTGAATCCAGCCGATCTGAGATAACAGAATGGTAACGGTATTTCTGCGGATTCGTAATTAGTAGGAACGCGCGCGCGCGTTACACACTCTCCGGAGAGTGTCAACCCAACACGCCGAGCGCAGCCAAATTGCTATTGTCAAGCTGACACGCGGGCTGTTATCAAATCGTTATAATTTCGCTTTCGCGGCGCTTGCCGAATGTCAAGCCGACACGCCGGGCGTTACCGGATCGTTATTGTCAAGGCGACACGCCGGGCAGCAGCCGTAATGTTACCGGATCGTTATCTTGTTTTCGGGCACCAAACCCAGCTTAGTACAGAACGGGCACAATGTCAAGGGCTGTTACCGAATCGTTATAATCGAACAGATGTTCGACTATCCCCCCTCTGGCGCTTGCCGTAATCGTGTCAAGTCGCCACGCCGTGTCGTTACCAAATCGTTATCTTGTTTTTGGGGTCGTCTGGTTCTCCGTCCTGTAGACGGCTTTTAGATCGAGGGGCTAGGCTGCCGGGGTTATTGTCCGATCTGCGCTATTAGCGCCAGGATCAGGATCGCCCCGCAGATTATCCAATAAGCCCAATCTGGTATCAAGTCCCAAAGTGTTGGCCGCGTCCTGTTCACAATTTCCTCCCGTAGTCGTCTAGCCTTATATCTTCCCAGCCACCCTTAGCGTTCTCGCAGTCTGGGCAAGGGGTACCCCGAAGGGTACCCCACACGCCACAGATTAGGCAATTGTCCGCCATCAGTCTGCCACCCTGTAGCTCACCAAGTCGCCCCGCTCTTTGAGCTCTTGGTAAAACACCATCACACTCTCGTAGTGCTCCGGGTCGTAGGCGTAGGTGATACTTTCGCCGGCCGTGTTCGTGGTAATCACTCTCATTCGCTTACTCCCTCTAGCATTGCGTCAATCCAAGCGTCTACCGGCGTGGACTCAATCCAGCGAATCATCATTTCGTCGTTCATTGTTTCCCTATCTGTTGGTGCCACCCCTTTAGTGGCTATGCCAAAAGCCTAGTCTAAATAGGGCAACACCACAAGCGCAGCCGGCACCAATCTGTAACGCTCTTCTGGCTGTCAATGCGACACGCCGATTCGTTACCTAATCGTTACCAAACAATTCTCACATTTGCTAAATCCGATTTTTCTAGTACGGCACACCCGCACGTTTAATTTTTTTTAATTTCAGATTTTCGGCATTTCGGCCCACATCAGAATCTCCCCTTGCGCCACCAGCCAGTCGAAGAATTCGATCCAACTATCGCGCTGCTCATTCGGAAGGTCGTACTCACGGATGACATCGTTCTCTTGTGTCTCAATAATTATCATGAGATACAATGTAGTACATGGAGTTGGAGCGCACGAACCTGGACGAGAAGCTATTGAGCCTCGCCAGAAAATCTCCTGTCGAGATTGCGGAGCTCACGGGACTCGAACCGGGTTACGTCTCCGAGAGAATCGCCTACCTCCTGGACAGCAAGGACTGGTTGACAGACCGCCAAGAGGAGAGGCTCCTTCTCATTGAGGCCGCCACCCTGAAGGATAAAGCTTTCGGGATGCTGGACTCCGTAGACATGAAAGACTTTGCCTCCGTAGCAAACGTTGTCCTCAAGTCGCTCCGCCTGGTCTCAGACCGCTTGGACGCCAGACGCAAACTTGTCGATGATGACATTGAAAAGATTACGGCAGCACACGCTAAGATATTCGCCCAGGCCTTTGACGCAGCGCTCGCTTATATCATTGCGGGCTTCCGTGCATTCGAAGGGGTGCCGGACGACGAAGACATTGACGACTTAGTAGAGCAGGGCCTCAAGAGGGCGGGAAGTATTTTGGATGCCAACATATTTGAATAGCGTGCTCGACGGGGCCATCGACGAGATGCGCTCTAAGAGCAAGCTGCGGTTGTACCAAACGGACCCAGAGGCGTGGCTAAGCGACGTACTGGGAAAGCGGTGGTACTCGAAGCAGGGGGAGATTGTTTCCTCCTTTATGCAATCGTCTCGCACCGCAGTGAAGAGTGCGAACGGTTGCGGTAAGTCTGCCGTGGTGGCCGACCTGATTACGTGGATTGTGGCGACGGGTGTACCGAGCGACACGCTGTGCATTGTCTCCGCACCGACGCTGAGCCAGATCGAGAAGGTTATCTTTGCTTACCTTAAAGTAAACAAGGGCTTAGCTGATACTCGCGGGATGATGCTGCCTGGTAGGATTACGGAAACATTAGCGTGGAAGTTGGATGGTGATAACGGTGCAGAGTTCCTCGTCTTCGGTAAAAGACCTAGCGATCAGGACATCGTCTCAAGCTTCCAGGGAACTCGTAAACGGAATACTTATGTTTTTCTTGACGAGGCAGGTGGTCTTCCTACAGACATGTTTACGGCTGCTGAGGCAGTGGCGACTGGTTCAGGCTCCAGGATTCTGGCGATTGGCAACCCTGATAGAAGGGGAACTGAATTTCATAGAATATTCACTGATCCTCAACTCTCACAGGACTGGAACCTTCACACCATTAGCGCTTTCGATCTACCTACATTTACCGAGGAAAATGTTTACCCGGAAGAGGAAGATCAAAAAAATTTTTTAAATGGCCTCACCAGCGTTGACTGGGTTGAGCACAAGAAACGTGCCTGGGGTGAAGACTCCGCCAGGTACAAGTCCAAGGTGTTGGGCGAGTTCCCGGACGAGGCAGACAACACCTTCTTCCCGCAGTCAGTAATCGACAAGGGCTTTGACGCAGAGTTCGAGGATGACGACGCCATCCGCCCGACGCTGGGACTTGACGTTGCGCGCTTTGGTTCAGATGAGAACGTCTTGTATATCAATCGGGGTGGGAGGGTGCGATTGATAGACAAGTGGTCTAAGCTGGACCTAATTGAAACAGCAAGAAGGGTGCACGGTCATGCGCAAAGACTGGTGGCAGGCGTTGTCAACATTGACGTTAACGGTGTGGGTGGTGGTGTTGTTGATGCTCTGGCTCGCCTGGACGATTTTAATGATGCCGTTTATGATATTGGCGCTATTAATGGATCGCACGGTTCGCCTGATTCAGCGCGCTGGACTAACGCGAGGGCATGGCACTACGACACCTTCCGAGAACTCCTTGCAAACGGGAGCCTGGACTTAGACTACGACGACAACCAGCTGCGCGAAGAGATGATAAGCCAGACTTATCACTTCAGCGCCAGGGGTTCTATCACAATGACCAGCAAGGACCAGATGCGCAAGTCGGGCATCTCCTCTCCAGACTCCTTGGACGCCGCCATCCTGTCCACAATCTCTCACGATACGTCCGGACCACAGCCAGGTGACATCGTCCAGCTAGAAGAACTAATAACAGAGCATTCGTTTTATTCGGAGAGTTACTGGTAAGATTGCTTTATGGGTATTTTCGATCGCTTTACTAGCAGTTCATCCGAGTCTGAGGAGCTTTTGAAAGAGATTCAAACTCTTTCTCAGGACAATGAGATTCTCGCCGAGTCCTACTCCGCGCTTGCTCGTGCGACTCTAGACTTCGACGAAAAGGGCTGGTCGCCGATTAACCAGTTCACCGACAGCGGCATGGCCCTGGCGGATGTCAAACTTATCTCGAGGAACGCACGGAGGCAGACGGCTGCTAACCCCATCCTCAAGCGTGGTTCTACTCTTCGCTCTGGCTATGTGTTTGGCCGTGGCTTCAAGATGTCACAGTCAGGCAACCCACTGGCTCCTAGGTTCCAGCGCGTTATCGACGACGCAATCAACCAGCAAGTTCTATTCAGTGAGGCGGCGTGTAAGAAAAATGAACGATCCCTATTTACTGACGGGAATTTCTTTGTGCGTTATGACCGTCGCAATCGTCGCTTTTCTCGTATCCCCTTAGACGAGATTGCAGGCTGGGCCACGGACCCTGACGACCCAGAGATTATTCGTTACTACCTGCGCGAGTACCAGGTGCGCGAACCCGTAACCGACCCCTACAACTCTTACCTTTCCGAGACCGTCAAGGTCTGGTACCCGCTCGACTACGTGGAGAACCCCGTAGCGCAGATCAACAACATCCGAGTTGACCGTAACTTCGTCGTCATCGACAGTAAAGTCAACGACGAGTCCGGCAATCTGTGGGGCATCCCCGACTCCTTGCCCGCGCTTCCGTGGACCTGGGCCTACTCCGAGTATCTCAAGGACGGCTCGAAGATGCTCAAGGCTCTCTCGGGTATTGCGTGGCAAGTCAAGACCAAGTCCGCTAAGGGTGGAGCGAACATCTCCTCCAAGCTCATCAACAACAAAGAGGTGGCCGCTACTGCGGTGACCGGTGCTGACGTTGAGATGAGCGCCATGCCCCGGAACAACTCGATCGACCTCGAGACCGGGCAGCCCTTGGCCGCCATGGCCGCTACGGCAATGGAGGTTCCCGTGGGGGCCCTTCTCGCCGGCGACGGAGCATCCGGTGGCGGAGGGTCTCAGGTTATCGACCAGTCCACACTGAGCTCCGCCTACGCACGCCAAAGTTCGTGGGAGTACTTCTTCGTCCGCGTCCTCAAGGTCATCGGCGTTCCCGAGCCCAGCGTGACATTCAACAACATTATCGTGGACCCCGCGTACCGCACGGTACAGTCACTGGGTCAGGCGTGGATGACCGGTCTGTTCGACCCAGAGATTATGCAGGACGCAATCGCGGAACAGCTCGGCATCGAAGCGCCAGGCAGTGTACCAGATGGCGTACTCGTACCGAACAACAACGGCAGCTTTGCTAACACGGGCACGACGCTTGGTGCTGGCAACCCGAACAACGTAGCGAGCAGCCAAGGCAACTCTGGTGCTGGGGTTGACGATCTCTCTGATGGCGACAACAATATGAGAGACTTGCAAAACAACCCTAGATAATCGTGATATTATTGTTACAATGTCTACGATCTTTCAGGAACAAGCAACTGCGCCCACTAAGGCAGGCAATAACTGGCGTGCCATTTTAATTACTCC